CTTTGGGGTTATCATTTGGTAATGCAACTGTTTTTTGATAGTCACTTTCGTAGATAGGCTCAAGTTCTTGGAAGTCCATTGCTAATGCAAGTGAAACTGGTTGTCCCCCATCATATGCAGCCCAAGTTCCATCTGGAGCATAATTTGCAGATAGTCCTGTTAAAGCACATATCTTAAATTTATTTAATCCAGGAATAGATCTTCCTCCGGACTTATACTCCAGTTTAAATACATTTGGAGTTCCTAAGAATAGCGAACTTGCTCCAGAACCATTCTGGGCATTTTGTTTTCTTGCTGCCATTCCTTGCTTGAAGAATCTTATAATTTTTCTAATTTCTAACGCTTCCGGTTCACTTCTTGGACTCATACGGTAAGTGAATCTAAATTGTCTTAAGGTTGGACCATTAAACAACAACTCAAGATTTGAGTTTGGTACAATTCCATATCCTCTTGATAGAATTGTTTCTGGAGATACATCAAATCCTGCATTTTTTAGTAGGAGAGAGGTTATAACTGCAGAAATATCCTGTCTATTTAATATGTTGTTTAGGTCAAATCCTGTTGCATCAGCTATTGTCATAATTTGATTCATCAATTGGGGGGGTATTCCAGCAACACTACTTGCAGCTGCTGTTCCCAACTGTCCTAGTACTGCTCTCCCAGCATTTTCGGCCATATAAGAAGTAACAGCAGCGTTTATGTTGCTCATAGTATTGCCACCGCCCCAATCAACACCGTTTGAATCTTGAACTCCGCTAGGTATAGGCAGAATCACAATTCCTTGTAGATCTTGTATTGCACTATTTCTTTGCAGACCTTTGGTAAATACTGTTGCCGAGTTATTTCCTTGAGTAAATAAGTCTTGATTTGGTGCCCTATAACGATATTGTGATATTTGGAGAGTGTCTTGTTGTAATTCAAGAATATCAAATGGATATTTCAAAGTTCCACCATAAACAGACTTTGCATTTTCACTTGCAAAACTATTATTGATTGATACTGGATTTACTGGAGATAATATTGATCCTAAACCTGGAATTGGTGGTGTTGCTCCAGGCGGGGCATTGGTAGATCCGGGTGCCTGTCCAATTTGAGATAGTTGTGCCCAAGAGGGAAGTTTTAGTCCTGCGGCATTTCCCCCTGCATTTTTATATGATGTATTTACTGAGGTTTGTATTTGAGAGTAAAGATTATTTTTTTCTTGCTCAGTTACACCAAGATTATCTAAAAGGTCTGTTCTGAAATTTCCATTATAAAATATTGGAGTTGTTCCTATTGCTGTTATTATTCCATCCTCCACAAGCTGCACATTCCCATTTGTGGGGTCATACTGAAGATTAAAGTTCTTTCCCTGTTTTGTGTAGTAAGGTTTTGGTTTGATGTCTTGAAATGCCATTTATGGAGCGTCCCAAACTTTTGTTTTAAACACTGGTTGACCCCTTTTGTCTACAAATTTCTCAGTTGGGAGTAATGAAATTTCTCTCCATTCATTTTCTGGAACTTTAAAGAAGTCCGTCATAACACCAGAGAACAAATAGCGATGTAAGGTTTTCTTTGGTGCGTTTACTAGTCCTCCTTTATTTAGATAAGATTCTGCCACTCCTCCACGGTATTGTGGATTTAAGTAATGGAGGTTTGATCCCAAAAACCATCCTTGTCTTGGATTTACTTCAAGTATATAAGACATTGGGTGCTGATCCCAATAATCATATCTTTGTGGGTATGCAGCAGAGTACATAAAAAATACAAAATCTCCAGGCTCAATAAAAAAAGTATCTAATTGGCTTGTATTTTTTGATTGATAATTTCTCAATTCATTCATTAATGAATTTGTCCACCAAGAAGCACTTCTATACTTCTTGCCTGCATTTTTTATAATTGATTCTGCTATCATTTTATTGTTATTCCTAGTTCTTTTTCTGTTAGAATTCTAAATTCATACTTTCTGTCGGCACACCATTCCTTTGCTGCTTTCCATTTTGCTTGGTTGACTGCCCAGGTTTTTACTTGATATGCCCAAGATTTTGTTCTTCTTTTAGGGTTGGTGTCTGGTTCTTTCAAATCTTTTTGTGGTTTTATTTCTACAACTAAAGTTCTATTATTTCCATTCTTATCTTTATATTTAACGAAGAAATCGGGAAAATAGCGATGAACTTTATTGTCTATTGGTGAGATATATGGTATAAAAAACTCTTCAGATTTCCAAGTGTTTACGCTTTCAGTCAAATCACAATATTGCATGAACTTAAGTTCATATGAAGATCTATAGACAATGTTTGTTGGATCTCCTCCATATTTTTTTGGATTTTGTGGACGAAATTTACCTTGTCTATATTTACTATCTTCGTTGCGTGGCATACATATTATAGGTACTTTTAGAAAATATTTATAGATGGCTAATGAAACCTTCGGAGCAGGTAAGCCCGAAATAGGTCCTCTATACGTTAAGATGACCACGCCAAGGACTGATGGTGCGGTAGAACTTCCTGGTGCTTTAGATATATTTGGTAAACTTTCAATAAGTAGCCAATTTAAAGTTGCTTTGCATTTGACTTCTGGTGGTGACCCTTTGATGACATATTTGAATGGTCTGGGATTGACTAATGATGCCACTAAAAATGAATTGTACAATTTTTATTGTGCGGAAGCCTCTTTGCCTGGAGCAACTTTTGAGTCTGCTACTGAAATTGGATCAAGACAGGGCATAGTTGAAACTTTTCCAACAAGGAGAGTATATCCAGAATTTACTATGACTTTTTATGTGGATAATGACTATAGACTTATAAGATTATTTGAAGAGTGGATGAATTATATAAATCCCCTGTACACTTCTGGAGGAATCTTGCCGGGAAGTGAAATCGGACAGGGACAAGGTAAAGATAAGGTAAATTTCTTTAGATTTAAATATCCAGATACTTATAGGAGAATTATTTCTATTGTTAAATTTGAAAGAAACTTTTTGAAGGATCCTCAATTTTCTAATAGGGGACCAGTGGGGGATGTTCCAACATTAACGTATAGAATGATAGAAGCATATCCAACAAATATAACTGCTATACCTTTATCGTATGAGGGAAGTACCATTACAAAAACTACGGTAAGTTTTGCATATACTAGGTATGTGTTGGAAAGAAACAGAGGGACTGGAGATCTGAACTAAATATTTTTACTGACCTGGATTCTTTATGCCATTACCTTCTATTTCAACACCAACTTATGAACTTGAGTTGCCCTCATCAGGAAAAACGATTAAATATAGACCATTTCTAGTAAAAGAAGAAAAAATATTAATTCTTGCGTTGGAAAGTCAAGAAACAAAGCAGATCACAAACGCAATCAAACAAGTTTTAAAAGATTGTGTTATGACAAGAGGGATTAAAATTGATGCGTTGCCAACATTTGATATTGAATACATTTTCTTGAATGTTAGAGGCAAATCTGTAGGAGAAACTATTGATCTTATAGTTACTTGTTCTGACGATGGGGAAACCCAAGTTCCTATCACTGTTTATATTGATGAAATAAAAGTTCAAAAGAATCCAGAACATACATCTGATATTCAATTGGACCCAACCTTAATTATGAGAATGAAGTATCCTTCTTTGGACCAATTTATTAAAAATAACTTTGATTTTAGTTCAGATAAAAATTCTTCTAATATTGATAAGTCCTTTGAGATTATTGCTTCCTGTATTGAGGGCATTTACTCAAAAGAAGATTCTTGGTCAGCATCAGACTGCACAAGAAAAGAACTTATTGAATTTATTGAGAGTATGAATTCTAACCAATTTAAGATGATTGAAAAGTTCTTTGAAACAATGCCAAAACTTTCTCATACCTTGAAGGTTAAAAATCCAAAGACTGGCGTTGAGAATGAAGTTACGTTGGAGGGACTAACTAGTTTTTTCGGTTAATTGTGGCTCATATGGATCTTGAGTCATATTTTAGAATCAATTTTGCCCTAATGCAGTTCCATAAATATTCTTTGACTGAAATTGAAAATATGATGCCTTGGGAGAGAGACATATATTTGGCACTTCTACAACAACACATTGAAGAAGAAAAATTAAAACACCAACAAAATGCCAATTAATTCCCTCTTATCGCCAGAAAAAATATCCCAATCCCCCAGGGGAACGATTCAAAGTGCTCAAAATTTTATCTCTGGTGGTTCTCCCATAGGAGAGTCTGTAGTTCAGTCCGCATCAAATAAGATAGTAGGATTTCAAAGAGCAGAAGTAAGGCCAATATCTCCAGACATTAATTCTATTATTAGTTCAATTACTAATAATGTATTATCTAATGTTGATAATTCAATTAAGAGTGCTACGCAGATTATTAATAATAGTGTAGATAATAAAATAACAAATGTTACGGAAAGATTAACTACAGAAATAAAGAATGTTAGATCTATGGGTCCAGCAACACAACTACAAAATGTAGTGCAGCTGGTACAAAATAAAATTAATCAATCAATACAAAAAATCATTACTGATTTTAGCAATGACTATAATAATAAAATAAAAAATATTGAAGAAAATAAACCATCACAGGTTCTGGATAAGTTCTTAAAGGTATACAGAAACGCTTTAGAATTTGTTCAATTTTTTGGGAACCAAAAAAATGTAGATAAACTGAGAACCAATTTAGTTGCACTAAAAAACAGTTTTAATGAAAGTTTTGAAGTTGCCAAATTGGTACGTCAAGTAATAGTAAAAATAGTAAATCAATTATCTAATCTACCAAGAGCAACTCCCTCTGGTGGTGGATTAAATCTTGATGTAAAAGTTCCCGGTTCTCCTCTGAAAAAAGCAGGTGCTCCTGCGATGAAAAGAATGGGAGCAGGCAAAATGCTTGGTCTTGGTGCTTTAGGTCTTGGGGCTGCTGGATTAGGTGGTGGTGCTGTAGTAAATGCATTATCCGATTCTGAGCAAGTTCAACCCCAACAAGTACAGACAGATTTACCACAAAATTTAGTAGATAGATTTGGTGCTGTAGTTGATAGATTTTCAAATATTCTTGATGCACTTATAGGTAGAAAAAAGGAAGAGAATGTAACGGTTACTAGTCCCGGTTCTCCACCACCGAAACAAAAAAAAGATCCAAATAAAAAAGGTCCTGGCAGTAACCTTCCTCCAATGGGCGAAATAAGTGGAAATCAAGCTGAGATAGAAAATCAAATGTTTGATTATTTGTCAAAAAATTATGGAGAAAATGTTGCATATGGAATGCTTTCTAATGCGATGAGAGAAAGTGGGTATCGCACCAATGCACCAGAAGGTGGTTATTTTGGTATGTTTCAGTGGGATAAAAATAGAGAAGCAAGACTTAGGGAGTGGGCAAAATCTAAAAACCTCGATCCAATGAGCCGTCAAGCTCAACTACAATATGGAATTATAGAAGCCGAAGAACTTGGAACTTTGGGTAGAATGAAATCTGCAAAGAGTCCTCAAGAAGCAGCAAGTCTTTTTTATAATGAATTTGAGCGTGCTGCATATAGTAAGCCAATACAAGGATCCAAATACACTCCAAATAATCCACACGAAGATAAAAATAGAAAATTTTTAGAAGAGATAAGAAGTAGACAAGAATCAAGAATAAAATCTATTTCTACACAACAAGATTTAAAAATAAAACCACAACAAGAAAAGGCAGATTCTTTAGGTTCTACCTCCCAAGTTTCTGCTGCACCAACTCAGACCGAAATTGCCCAACAAAGAGCAATGTCAGTTTCTCAGCCGCCACCAACTCAAGTTGCATCAAGTACAAATATATTACCAATTGATCTTTCATCTACACAGCAATCTGGCGGTGGTGGGGGATCTGCGGTATCGTCTCCGCCATCGCAAAAGAACGGACCAACAGTTCCTCTTCTTCCATCAAGTAACCCAGATAACTTCTTGGTTCTTTATTCTAAAATAGTCTATAATGTGGTTGACGGATAATGGCAATTAAACTAAGTTCCCCACTATCACAAGCGGCAAATAATATAGTTGCTTTGGGTTCTCGCCAAAATAAATCTTTAAAGAGGTCAATATCGGAGTATAATGACTTTGTTAATTTTTTAAATTTCAAGAAGATAGAACTTGAAAAAATTAAATTGCCAGAAAAAAGAAAGATAAAAGCACTTGGTAGTCTTAACGTAGCAAGTACATTTGGGAATCCAGGAAGTTTATTAAGTAGTTTATTTTCTGGTGCTTTGGATATTGGCGGTTTTCTTGGAAATATGTTTCCTGGAAATAATAAAGTTGGCAGTCCAAAGGGAGCACAACAAAAGTCACCAAAAGTTACTACTAAGGGGCAGAATATAAGATTCGGCGGATTTAAGGCTTTGGGA